AAGAAAGTAGCAGTGTTTTTTTATCCATCCAGATTTCAGCAGAATACGGGTTTCCTTATTTGATGTTGTTGCCTTCGTCTGTACTATGCATTTATTATTTTTCTCCTGAACCTTCTTTCGCACATCAAGCGCAAACAGGTGACCACCATTGTTGCTTTCTATTCTTATGCCGTCACAATGGGTATCGAGTATAAGATAGACAAGTTTAGGTTCAGTTATTTCCACATTGTCTTTAGTAAACAAAACATCGGTAATGAAGTATTTCATCCCAAATACTTTGGCAAAAGGGGCACAAAAGTCATCATCGCCTTCATCGGCGACATCGGTTGAACCAATAATCCCATCCGGTTTCTTGCCTTTGATATCCGACATAACGAACCAGTTAAGTTCTGATTTTGGAAATAAAAGGCCTTTTGCTTCAATAGGTCGCTGCATATATTCAGCATTCCATATGCTTTCGTCAGTATCATCTCTTAAATCGAGATAATATTCCGTACTATGCACGCCCTCACAAAATGATATATCATTTTCATCAAGAGCCGGAATGCGTATAATCTCATTATAGTATTTTCCATCTCTGGACTTTTCAAGACGTCCAAGGACATCCGTTTCCGACCATCGTGTGCCGATATCAATTGAACAGCAATTGCCTTCAATACGGGAGTCGTGTGTTCCTTGTTTCCAGTTCCATATCTTTTCGTTGTTGTTATCGGACAGTGCATCCTCTAACGATTTGTATAAGTCGTCGGTAATAGCTAACATGGATGCCCCAAATCCAATCACGGTACCATCTATACCGGCACCGAAGTATGAAACCTGTCGGGCTTTTTCAAGACTCCAACCATGCACATTCTGTTTATCCGAGCGGAGTTTTACTTCCGGGAATATTTCTTTATACTTCCTTGAGCGAATAATATCTCGGGTATCGTATGAGAGTTTATTATATAGAGGATCAGCGCAAGTATTTCGTATGACGGATTCTTCAGGAAAGTGCCCAAGCATCCACGATATGAAAAGTGACGTTATGTAAGATTTTCCGGCACGTGGTGGCATACTCACAGCGAGCCGGTAAATCAAATCGTTAGAATAAGAAACATATACCCGCATAAAAGCATCTGCAACTCTTTTCAAAAAAGGACGCTTTGTAAAGAACTTCGTATCCATATATAAGCAATAAGCCCAGAAATTCATCCGGGCTTGTCGCTTACGCAATATGATCCTTGCTTCTGCTTTATGGATTAATATTTCCCTCTTCGTCAGTACTGTCACCGTCTACAATCTTTTGCAATTCATCATCTGATAAACTTTCCAAACTGCTCTTAATCCCCACTTCACCTGAAATCTTATTCTCTTGCCTATTTTTCCAATTATCAGGATCGCGGTTTGTTTGAAAATGAATAATGGCACCGAGACTTGGTGGATAGTGTTTATCTGTTACCGTATGTTCTTTTACTTTTACAATCGGTTTATCATTTTCATCTCTCTTACCTGTATCAACCGTTATTGTTCGCTTTTCCTGAACAGTATAGCCCTTTATAAGTTTGACAAGTGACTTCTTACATTCAATAAGTACATCCTCGTTAAATCGGTCTTGAGCCTTTTTTATAACTTCTGCAAAATCTGCATTTTTAGATAACCAATCATAGTATGTTCGTTCGGATATTCCTACGAGTTTGCATATCTCGGCAACAGTATAACTATCGGTACGTATGAGTGAACAGATATTATCTACTATCTTTTTATTATATTTTGCCATATATTTTTACTAAAATATAAATAATTGTTTATTTTTGCAGTAAAAGTGATTTTATAAGTATGGTATTACATTTCAAAAAAGTATATTTAGTACTAATCAGTAAAGATACTGGTAAAAGTACATCGAATGGAAAGAAGACAAAAGTCTTTTGGTCCATAGTTATTTTCGTATTGTGTGTTGGAATATGGTTAGGAGGAATGTTTTTTGTTAACTGGTTTGTTCCTAAATATTTTCCTGAATATAAAGGAGATAGCTTTGAGGCTTTAAATGCGCTAATATCAGCTTCCGCTTTTGGTGGCGTTATTGTATCCATGTATTTACAGAGAAAAGAGTTAGAAATGCAGCGAGAATCTATTGATATGCAGAAAGAAGAATTTGAAAGTCAAGATAAAGCAATGAAACTTCAACGATTTGAAACTACATTCTTTAATATGCTATCTTTGCAACAAGAGATAGTTAAAGGTTTAAATTACAAAGCGCCTAATACATTAATAAGAGTAATAACAGGACAAGGAAAATTAAACACAATTGCAGGTAGAGCAGTTTTTGAATATGTATTTGAACATATTTGTAGAAAAAGGATATCAGAAAAAGGAAATTCTGCTTATCAGGGGAATGTAACATCTTTATTCAATCACTATTTTCTTCATTTGTATAGAATTGTTAAATATGTAAACGAAACCAACCTTTTAGAAACTGACAAAGAAAGATATTCATATCTATGTATCCTAAGAGCTACCCTGTCTAAATATGAATTAATTCATTTATACTATAATAGTATAATACATTCAAAATTTAAGGCTCTAATAGAAAAGTATTCATTTTTAGACAACCTAGACACTGGTGCTTTACCTACAAGTGGAAATAATAAGGATGATGATCCTTACAAAGATTCGGCTTATGATCCATCAATAAATGGTTATAATGAGTCTGACTAAGATATTCATTTTTCTAGTTTCATCATCGATTCAGCAATATCAATGCAGTTCTCTAACTCATTGACAACAGCTTTTAGTTCAATGTATTTGCGTTTATCAACAGAACCAGAGACACCTTCACTATTGATTTGTTTCTCAAGTTCGGCCAATTGTTCTCTCTTCCGGGCCAATCTTTTTTCAAGGACTTCTTTGTAAATCATAAATACAGTTGTTTGCATGCCGGTACATTTTTAATGCCGACAAAGTTAATAAATATATTATTCGTTCACTTCTCCAATCATATCTTCTTCCCGGAAGTCTAGTTCTGGGTATAAAGAAGGAATCTGTTTCACATCGCCTTTAAAGAATACCAAGACGTTTTGGTGCATCTTTCCAATCTTCCGGGAATGATTGAATTGATTGCCTGCTCGCATAGCTAAAGAGCCTATCTGGGTAGCAAGTATCATTTCATTGTAATAATGCAATCCAGCCCCTAGGAATGCGTTTATCGTATCACCAACAAAGTTATAGTACTCTCCATTCTTTGCACGCACTTCACCAACAACAAAGACAGCAAAACGATTATCTTTAAGCAGTGAGCAACTCTTCTTTATTATTGTTTGGTATGCTTTCAGGAACTCTATATAGTCCATATTCGATAAGTCGCGGGTATCATCCGAGTAGACTTCCAAGTCTGCATAAGGAGGGCAACTAAAGATCAAGTCTGCTTTCAGCCCGGCAAAGTGCTTGTCTATATCGCAACTATCACCACATTTCCATACGGGGCAATCATTTTCTGTGAACGGTGGCTGTATTTCTGCTGCATTCTCATAATTGGCTTTTATTTGCTCTGAACGTAAGTCTACACCTCGATAAGACATTCCTAATTTAGCGGCTACAATACCACGGACAGAGCCACCAGCGAAAGGGTCAAGTATAACTCCCTTAGGAAGATTGAACCAACGATACACGAGTTCACAGAGTACCGGATCAAAGACAGAAGTACCGTTCATCATTGAAATTCCATGCTTTTGGCAGTATTCCGTTATTTCATCCCAGGAAGGATCGTAACCTAGCTTTTCACGCATACGGTTTCTCACTTCATATATGGCAGGATTTTGCGCGGAATGGGAGTAAGTAATTTCTTTATCCCGGCCCTCCTCGCTCTTAATACCAAGCGAAAGCCATTCCTTTTTACGTTCCTGCCATCTTCCCTGTTTGGCATCAAGGATGGAAAACGGGGGTATAATAAACCTTTCAGCTAAATTATTGGGCTTGGTAGTGGAAACAGGCAGTTCATCAGAAAGGTCTATATCATCTAAGGAAAACTCCCATTCTTTCAGGAGGTCATCAGAAAAGTTTTCAAGAACTAGGTCCATGTCAAACTCGGAAGTATCGGAAGCATGGTTATCGGCTAGGGCCAACAGTTTACGACGATCATCATCAAGAGTAAGATCTGTACGCTTGACTACAACAAGCTCTTTACCGTTTGTTTCAATAACACGTACCGGGATGCCTAATGCTTTTGCCTGCTCGTACACGCCATTGCCGGCCACGAGATAGTTTTCTTTGTCAATGAGAACGGAACGACCGGCACCGCATTCTTCCAAGCTCTTACGGATAATGCCCTTGTTCCGGTCGTTATGTATGCGAAAATTCTTCGGATCGTATTTGATTTCTGCCATTGCCTTTTATTGTAAAATATAAAAGGCTGTTATGTTTTAGTGAATAAAAAGGGCTCTCGAATGAAAGCCTAATACTATATTATGTCGTTTAGAATATAGCGATAACTCTTTCATCTTTTAGGATTATAATTCTCAGACAAATTCCCATTACGATTAAGAATTCCGACTGATTTTAAAAATCTTGTAGCAGAATCAGCAGAAGAAACTACATCATTCATCACTTTATTACGAGATTCTCTACGTACCTCATAAGAAGAAGCGATCTTAGCTGGAGCCTTTCCCTTTATATCTTTCCTTTCCATAATTGTCCATTTCTTTTTTCTTCTGCAAATATAACACTTAAAACATATAAAACGCTCTTATTTATAGCTCTTTTAAAATAAATAAGTGTATTATTAAAAGTATTGTGTGATTGTTCGATTGCCGTATTATACAAACAACAAGGAGAAAGACTTAAAGGAATTACTACCCAATTGTTGGAAGCAGAGAAACTCCAAAGAACTCTAACAATACTCTAACGAAAAACAGCCCGGAAAGAGAAATGCACTATAGCAAATCTAAAAAGGTTATAGTGGCTCTCTTTTATACCGGTACTTTATCGGGAGCTTACAATCTTTAATCGGATTACGGCTCAATTTTATTTTTTCAAAAATCATTTTTAATCCATCTAAGGCTGTGCGTATTCTCTAAATCAATCCTCATGATATATTCGTCTTCGCCAATGTAGTCATTCAATAATCTTTCAGAAAACCCACAACCTCCGCAAACCTTCGCCTTTTCTAAAACGCTGACAAGCGGATAAAATGTATGCCTATATTGACCTGGCTGATAATATTTTTCTTCCAGTAGGAGTGTCTCTTTTGTGTCGCACACAATTAAAGAACCTTTGCCACCGCTCATTTTTCTTGCACATTCTATTCGTCCAGTAAAACTTGCTATTTTACCATTTTTACTGATTCGGTCACAAGTCCTAAATAAAATAGGTCGTGTTTCAGGCAGGTAGTTTTTCAGGACTATATTCCACACATCGAAAAAGGCTTTTCTTTTCTCGTTAGAGACGGTAAGAATCCAATTACTAATAAAATTTCTTGTTTGCTCGGTTATCTCCGAGTTTTTTTGCAGAATATCAATCAGATTTTGGGCTATTTCGGCTTTCTGTTTTTCTGATAATCTATATTGAAATTTGTCATTCATGTTTGTCTCCTGTTTATAAACTTTCAATTCTAATCGTACCTTTTACTGAGGCTAATCCTTTGATTCTTTCCTCTTTATTGGAAAAACAGGATATATCTATCCATCCAAGATGGAGCTATAAAATTAGTGTTTTTTTCTGAGTTTCTTCCATACAAGGAAAATTTATGTGACGTAAAAATAACTTCTAGCCTGTGCAAGTGGTACATTTGGTCTGATATATTCACCTTAAGATTTTTGCGGATT